ATTTTCAGAAAAGGAAAATTAAATGAAACATCCATTTATTTCTTATAAAGTAAATAAGAATTGTTATAATATGCTCAAATTTATAAAAGCATTTAAAGAGCTTTATGATTATTCACCTAATTATGTAGAGGCAGGTGCTTATCTTTCCCTTTCTACTTTAGGGGCTATGAAAGTTTTTAGGCGATTAAAGAAAATGGAAATGGTAGATGATAGGCCGAGTGATCGTAGAACAATGGTTATCACTCTAAAAGGGAGGAATTTCCTGTATAAATTTAAGACATGGGAATCAGTCAAGGAGGCTAAAATTTAAGGTCTAGGGCTATTCAGAGTAGTTTTACCCTAGAATAGCCTAGAAACACCCGTAGGACATTATTTTGGACGGTTTTATGTCAGTTTAGAAGGGAGAAAATAGGATGGTTGCAGCAATAATCACGGCGCGTGGAGGAAGTAGACGGCTTCCAAGGAAAAATGTAAAGTCTTTTTGTGAAATCCCCTTAGTCGGATGGGCTATTATTCAGGCTAAATGCTCAAAAAATGTAAATGATGTTTTTGTTACTACTGATGATGATGAAATAGAAATGGTAGCAAAACAATATGGAGCTGATGTAATTCGTCGCCCTGATTGGCCAGATGCAAATGAAGCTGCGGCTAATCGCCCTTTTATCCATGCTATTGAAATATTAAATAAATTGTATCCTGGAAAATATGACACTATTTTGACTATTCTTCCAACTACACCATTAAATAAGCCAAATGATATGGATGATGCGATTGAAGCATATAGAAAGTTTGGGGCTGATGTAGTAACACCTTTTAGACTTATGCGTGAAACAGTGATAAAAAAGCGTTTAAATGATTTTAGATTTAGAAATCATCTTTTTAGTAAGAAGTACGAATATCTAGGGGAAGCTGGAGGATGGAATGTATGTTCCCCTGAATGGTATTTACAGACGCAGAAAAATCTTCCTTCTGATCTCGATAAAGATTTAGATAAAATGGCTTCTTCTCAAGAAATGAATTATGGTGAAGGTTATTATATTCCAATGGAACAATGGCAATATGCGGATACGGATACTTTAGAAGAATTTGAAATGGCTGAATTGATAATGGAACATTTTATTTTAAAGGGTAAATGGTGTGATGCATATTATTCATATGGTGGAAAATATAAAACGGAATCTCAATTAATAAAAAGAGGCAAAACAATTCTTACGCGAGAAGAGGCAAATAATGGGTAAAATGTATTATGAATTAATGGGGCAAGATTCCTGTGTAACTGTTTGTCCTTTTATTCCTGGAATGATGGTTGGATCTATTTTTTGTGTTGTCGATTGCTCTCATAATATATTTCACAATAGGCTAAATAAATTTATTGATTGTGATTTATTTATTGAGCAAGAAGAATTTGATTTTGAAGGGGAAGAAAATGGACAGTAGTAGGATTGGTAAATTTGCTATAAACATGCTTCCTTTGCCTAGTGAGGAATTGATAAATGATGTTTTTAAAGATATTTTAATAATTAGGGCAGAGTATATATTTAGTGTAAATGAAATACATTATCAAGGCATATCAAATAAATTTGATAGTCTCGAAACAGGGGAGAAGCTACCTTGGTATTCCATTATAGGAACGGTAAAAGATGGAAAAGTAATATATCATTTTGAAAGAGATGATGAAATAAAATCGGAGGAAAAAAATGCTTGAAGCTGATCTTAGGACTAAATCGAATCTGTATAATGATGGGACTACAAAACTTCAACAGATTCATGAGGAAGTAAATGCAATCCAGAATTATGAAACGATTGCAAAAGCTTATGAAGAAAAAAGGGCTTATGATATAGCTGATGCAAAACAAGTAAATGGGGAACCTTGTATTGTTCTAGGTTCAGGCGCTTCCCTTGATCTTGCTATGCCTTATCTCAAAGATTGGAAAGGTGGATTGATAGTTACTACGTCCCATGCTCTTACTTGTATTAAATATGGAATTGAACCAACTCATATAGTAGCTATTGATCCTTTCTGTTGTTGGGATGAAATAAAAGGAATTAACTGGGGGCAGACACGAACAAAACTAATTACTCATCCGGGAGTATGGCCTGATCTAATAAAAAACTGGCCTAACGAAATAATGTTGTATCTCCAGAATAATGGGCGAGCGGATAATATGTATAATTCGTATATCAAGCGAATGTATACAAAAAGAGAAGGAATGCGGGAAGCTACATTTACTTTTATGGCACGAACGGCTTTTACTATTTTTGCGTGTTCCCCTCCCCTTCAGATTTTTGCAGCATCACGTCTTGGATATAGTAATATATTTCTTTCCGGTGTTGATTTTGCTTTTACTTATAACAAAGATCGTTTTACTAATTATGTTATTGATGGATTTGATATTTCTAATAAGCCAATATGGAAAGCCCTTGAACACCCTTATATAAAAAATGAAACCGATGTAATGACTAATAATGGTATTCCTACACAGACCATTCATATGTTCTATAAAAAGAATTTCCTTTCCGCATGGCGTCTTTCTATGCAACAGATTTATACAACTGATAAAGGTGCTATTACAGAAATGCCCTATGTGGATTTTCAAGACGTAATAAAGAAAGAGGGTAGAGATTTTCCCCCTCTTTCTAACGAGGAAATAATTTATAGATCGGAAAAGTATTTGGCTTCTGTAGGGGCATTTGTACTTATGTCAGATAAGGGAATGAATTTTGTAGAATCAGATAATCCAATTACTGAGCTTCCTGATTATATGAAAAATGTAATGAGAAGGTATTCTTGTTCTGAATGTAAAATAAAAATAGAAGCTGCTGATAAAGAAAACCATACCGGAAATGAATGCCCTAGTTGTAAAAAAGGAAAATTGATTAGAGAGGTGGAAATTGATGTTGAAGCGAATATGAATAGGATACAGAAATTACTCGATGAAGTAGAAGCTGATAAAAAGGCAAACCAAGTAAAGGAGGAAAACAATGGCAGTAATCCCTAACGAAGTAAAGATGGAATTAAAGGTGAATATTAAACTTACTTTATGGTCAGCTATTAAGATGAGAATTGCAGGAATAAAAAACTTTACTAATAATATGAGTAATGAAGTAAAAGGTGAAAAAGAATTTAAAATAGATACTAGGAATATAGTTAAGCGATACATAGGGGAGAGATAAAATTATGGATGAAAGAGCCTTACGAATATTAAGGGCTATTGATGATTTTCCCACTGAACCCAAATTGATAAAGATAAATGAAGATGTTTTTTATGAAATTACTAATGATGCAAACACATCTTATATCAATATGGGTGATAAGATAGAAGTACATTTATTTGGTATAAATGTAGAATTAACCAATTTAGTAAATGGATGGGAGATATTGTGAAAAAGAAAACAGGAAAGATGTTAGCGGGTTTAGTAAGCCTATTAGAAAGTAAAATAGAAGAATTAGAAAAAAGAATAAAACAATTAGAAGAAAAAATTAAATTTAATCCCCCAATGTGTGAAACAACAGTGGATGGAGAAATATATCTTAGAATAGGGAATAGAAAATTTGTATATAGTGATGGAATATGGACGGAAATTCATGAATAAACATTTAATATTTGCCGTAGATTTTGATGGTACAATAGTGGAACATAAATTTCCTAAGATCGGCGCGGAAAAACCTAATGCAATAAGAACACTTATTGATCTACAGGAATGTGGGCATAAAATAATTATATGGACATGCAGAAATGAATTTCATATAGTTCCTATGCTTAGATTTTTAGAGGAGAATGGATTTAAGCCTGATTCTGTAAATCTTAATATAAATACTTTAATAGAATTTGCTTGGCCTAAAATACTCGCGGACGTTTATATTGATGATAGATCATTTCCACCATTTACTAATTGGGATGATGTAAGAAAGGAGTTTTTGAAATGATGAATTATGGTTTAGAAGAATCAATAAGAAGAATGATTGATAATGTAATTAAAGAAAGGATAGATAAGTTTGATATTCCTGTAGAAAAACTAAGGATAAAGGAATGAATATAGTTTATCTCATTATCATAATAATTATTTCATATTTCGCCGGAGGTTATTTTACTTCTGTTTATTATAGAACACATATTAAACAAATAGAAAATGATAAATATATTCTTGTGGAATATATTAAAATGATGGGCAAATATAAAGTAATACAAGAAAAATTAAAAGAAGAATTTAATAAGATAGATTCTAAGTATAATAAAGGAGAAGGAATATGAATATTATAATAATTATGGGTATATTAGAAACAACAATAATTATTATATATGGAATTAAAATAATTCAGTTACTAAAAAGAGTAAAATTTGAATTGTTTGTAATAAATAATAAATTTAATAATATAATAGATATGGATTGTAAAATAACAAAACCAGGTTTTAATGTAAAAACCAAGAAAACAATATTATAAAACTTACTAAAAATAGATATTTACTTATTATAAAAACTAGACTATAATGAAAGTATGGAAAAGAAAACAGGTAGACCATCACCATATAAACCAGAAATCCACGACGCTATAGCGTACGCATTATACAAACGTGGATTTCAAGATAGAGAAGTTGTAGAGGAATTAGGCATCACTTTAGGCACATTATATAATTGGTGGAAACGCTATCCAACATTCAAAGAAAAGTGTGATAATGGCAAAGAACATCCCAATGCAAAAGTAGTAAAAACATTATTTGATATGACACAGGGATATGATGTAGATGAAAAGATATTTGAACCAATTACCTTTCCAAAAGCAAAGAAAGATCCAGTAACAGGTAAAGGAAAACCAGGGCGGCTTCCTAGACAGAAATTTAAATTAGTTAAAGTAGTAAGAAAGCATGTTGATCCTAATCCCGCAATGGTAAAGTATTGGTTAGGTAATAAAGCAAAGAATGATTGGCGCGAAGCTCAATTTATTGATTTCAATGCAAAAGTAGAATCTACTATAAATGTAGTGGAAATGACTCAACAGGAAAGACTGAAATGGATGGAAGAGCATGGATATACAAAGAAGTAAAGTAATTTGTTCTGAGTGTAAAAAAGAAATACCTTTTTATGGGCTTAGGTACTTTAGAAAGGGGAATATAGAAGTATGCCCTGAATGTTTTTATAAAGCCCGTAAAGGAATCAATTATGAAGAGAGGAATAAATGAATTTTATTATACCAAGTAAATTACAATTAGGCGGAACTGATATTGAAGTAAAAGTAGTAGAGAAATGTTCAGAGGCCGACTGTAGTGCAGATGGTATGGCTTACTATGGTCAATCGAGAATAGAACTAGTGCATAAAAAAGAATATAGTCAATCATATAAAGAATGGGTATTCTTTCATGAATTAGTACATCAAATATTTTATCATATGGATGAAGATGCTTTAAGATCAAATGAAAATTTAGTAAATAGATTTGCTACTTTCTTACATCAAGCAATAAAGAGTATGGAATGATATCATCTGTAGAGAATGACAAAATAGCAATGGAAATCATTCTTCAAAATGAAAGGGAAATGGTATCCCCTAAGTTTGAAGAATGGAGAAATAAAAATTATACTTATTTAATTGCAGAGGGAGGACGTGGTGCCGGAGCTAAATCATGGTCTGGCACCTCTCTCGTTGTTCAAGAGCTTCACTATTCTAAACCAGAAGATAAATATCAATGCCTTTGCGTCCGTGAGTTTATGAATAGTCTAGCAGAATCATCTTATTCACTTATACAAAAAACAATAGAACGTTTACACTATGCCCCTTATTGGGAATTTACTAGAGAATATATTAGAAATAAAAAGAATGGTGCTTATTTTATATTTCGCGGATTAAGAGATTTGAGACGTGCCGAACAAATAAAATCATATGAAGGGTTTAGTCATTTACTTGCAGATGAAGCATCTCCTATAACAATGGAATCATGGTCAACGGTTATTCCTACACTAAGAAGAAAAGATAAAAGAATAATCGTACTTTATAATAGAGATTTAGATGTTGATCCTTGTCATAATTATTTTGTAGTAAATATGAGACCTAATACTTCTTACCTTCACTTAGAACCTGGAGCTATTGATAATCCTTGGTGGAATAATACGACATTACAAGCAGATATGGAGGCTGATTTCCTCCGTGATCCAGATGAGGCTGAACATATATGGAAAGGTTTACCTAGAAAACAAGGAATTAAATGTGTAATGAGTAGAGTATTAGTTAGACAGGCTATGGATAGAGATATAGAAAATCCCGATGGTGATGTATCTATTGGATTAGACGTTGCCCGATATGGCGATGATAGAACGGAAATGTATAAACGAAAAGGAATGAAAGTAATAGGGCATAAAGAGCTTATTCATGCTGATACGAATACTGTAGCTTTAACTACATGGGATTTTGCAAATAGAAATAGTGAGATTCCTATTTTAGTGGATGTAGGGTATAATCCAGGTGTGGCGGATGTATTAGTAGAACTAGGTGCTAATGTAATTCAAGTTAATTTTGGAGGAAAGGCCAATGATGAAAACTTATATCCTAGTGCTGCTAGTGAAATGTGGTTTGATTTTCCATTAGATCAAGCGGATATTCCTGATGACCAAGATTTAATGAATGAATTAAGTACAAGGCAATATGGATATGATAAAAAGAATAGAAGAATGATAGAACCTAAAGATGAATTTAAAAAGAGATATAAAAGAAGCCCTGATAAAGCAGATGCACTTTTACTTTGCTTTTATAATAAAGAGCGTTATAATACAATTCAATTCGGTGATGTGGGATTAGGAGAATTAGGATTATAAAGGAGATTGAAAATGAATATAGTAAAGACTGATAAAGAAGTACTAACCCCGGAAGATATTTTAAAATTTATAGATGAACATGAGAAAACAAATGTTCCCCTTTTTAAAAGACTATGGGATTATTATGAAGGGGAAGATACAACCATCCTTAGCAGAAAATCCCCTGATCCTAATACACCCAATACAAATCTTCCCATTCCTTATGGTAGAAAAATAATCACTACCTATACTGGATATGCGTATCGCCCTAAATATATTTCTTATAAACCTAAGATTGATAAAAAGACAATGAATAAAGAAACAGAAGAGGGTGTTCCTGATTATTCTAGTACTAAAGAAACTTTATTTTGTGATGAATTACAAAAGATATTTGACGATAATAATGAAGCAATTAAGACAAGTAGAAATGGAAGGAATACAGGTATCTATGGCGTTGCTTATGATATGTTATATATTGATGGTGTTCTAACTAATGATAATAATATTCCTATACGCGCGGAAATAAAATTCTTTAATGTTGATCCTAAAGAATTAATATTGATTTATGATTATAGCACTGAACCTAAAAAGAAGTTTGCTATTCGTTATTTTAAAATAAATCCTAAACTTTATAAGGTAGAAGTATATGATAAAGTAAATGTAAAACTTTATGATAGATATCAACCTGAGAATGACACTAAATGGATATTACTAGCAAAGGGGGATAATAGAAATTGGTTTGATGACGTTCCTGTTGCCCCTTATTATTTCGGAGATGGAATGGAAGGACTTATTAAACCAGTTATTCCCCTTATTGATGCTCTTGATCTTTTATATAGTGACTCGATGAATGAGTTTACTCGATATGCTTATGCATATTTGGTAATGAAGGGAACGGGCTTAACCGATCCTACTAAAAAGAAAGAGCCGGGAGTTATTAGTAAGACATTACAGATGCTTAAACAATTAAGATTATTCGAGCATCTTCCTATTGATGCAACAATAGAATTTCTTACTAAAGATATTCCTGTAGCTTTTATAGAATTTATGAGTGGAAAGATTAGAGAACAGATTCATATACAATCCCATGTGCCCGATTTTACTAATGAGAAAATGAGTGGGGCTAGTGGTATTGCAATTCAAAGATTACTATTTGATTTTGAAAATGTAGTATCGAGCGCCGAGGCTGATTTTGATATTGGATTAAAAGAAAGGATTAGGCTTATTGCTGTAGTGCTTGCAAAATTAAATCGTGCTACTGGTGATCAGTCTATGATTACGATTGACCATAAAAGAAATGTTCCTCTCAATGCACAGGAATTCGCACAAACGGCATTGACAATGAAACAGGCGGGATTTAGTTCATATCTTGTTACTGATAATATGCCTGATGATATTGTGCCTAATACCGATGAAGAATTACAGAGACAAAAAGAGGAACAGGAAGCGTTGATGCCTGATGTTACTTCTTATGATAATGAACCTGAACCTGTTGAAGAAGAAAAACTAGTAGAGGAGGAAGTATAATGATTAGATTGACAATTGGAAAGATATGGGAACTGCCTCAAGTTATTTTGGCTTTTCTTCTAAAGATAATGTTTATTTTTCCTGGAGCTACATTACAAAAATTTAAATATAAAGGTATAACATATAGGATAGCTAATAATAATGTTCCTTTACTTGGTGGGGTATCACTAGGCACGGATGTTTTTCTTTCAAGTGTTTACTTTGGAAGAAATGATCTTGAAATAGTTATTAAACATGAGTACGGGCATACAAGGCAGAGTCTTTTCCTAGGGCCGTTGTATTTAATCGTGGTAGGTGTTCCATCATTCTTTAGAGCAATGACTATTCGTGATAAAATAAAATATTATAAAGGGTATCCAGAAAAATGGGCTGATAAACTTGGTGGAGTTATTAGATGAATCTATCAGACTTGGAAAAGAAAGCATTAAATGACTCATTAGCCATACAAACTAAGTATGAAAAGAAAATAGCCTTGGCATTAAATGCTTCTCTTGATGAGATGCGAAAAGAAATGTCAAAGCTCTACGACAAATGGGCAACTAATGGTATTCTTTCCAAGGCTGATATGACTCGATATGGTAGGCTTGCTTCTATAGAAAAAAGTGTAATGGAAGCTTTAGGGCCAGCATTAAAATCATCAGTAAAAGATATACAGCGATTATTGCCTGAACAATATAATGAATCCTTTTTTCATCATGCATGGGCAATAGATCAATATAGTGGGGTGAATCTTAATTGGGGAGTAATTAATAATGCTGCTATTGCTAAATCATTTTCAATTACCAATCCAGAGAATATAGAATTTGCTACTTCCTTAAAAAATTATTCTATCACTGCTAGAAAATATATTCAGAGTGCTATTCTAAAAAACCTTACATTAGGAAAATCACTCCAATCAATGATAGGTGATTTAAAAAAAGCAATAAATAAAACAAATTGGGAAGCATTAAGAATACTGAGAACGGAAGCGATGACTGCGATGAATGCGGGAAGCAATGATGCTTACCTACGCGCGCGAGAGCGGGGGATAGAAGGGCATGAGGAATGGCTTGCTACAAAAGATATAAGAACAAGAGATAGTCATAGAAAAATGGATGGAAAAAGAAAAGATAAAGAAGGCTATTATCATGTGGGGAGGGAACGGGCTTTATACCCATGTGATGAAAATTTAAGTGCAGGGGAGAGAATCAATTGTAGATGTACTCAGATATTCATAGTAGACGGATTTAGTCCCGAGATAATAAGGACAAGGGATCAAGGGATCATTCCCTATACTACCTATAATGATTGGATTAAGTCTAACGGGCCTATTGAGCATTGAAGGTAGTTTTACCCTAGAATGGGCTAGAAAATGGTATAGGACATTATTTTGGGCTAGTTTAGGACGATTTAGAAGGGAGGATTTGGTGTTGGTTTACCTAGCGGGCAAGATAACGGGGGATTTGCAGTATAAGCAGAAGTTTTCAGCCGCTTATACCTATCTAAAAGATCAAGGATATAACGTTTTGAACCCTGCAGTGTTGCCCGAGGGAATGGATTATGAAGACGCGATGAAAATATGCCTTCATATGGTAGAGGTCTGTGATGCAATTGCCTTAATGCCTGATTGGAAAGAAAGTCCTGGCGCGAAAAGAGAAAAGAAACATGCCGAGGAAATTGGTATGCAGATTATGTATTTGGAATAAATAAAGGAGAAAACTATGCCATTAACTAAAGGGAAGAAGAATATCGGAAAAAACATTAAAACAGAAATGGCTCATGGTAAGCCAAGGAAACAGGCCCTCGCAATTGCACTTAATGTTGCCGGAGTAAAACCTAAGAAAGCAAAAAAGAAGGCAAAGAAATGAACATGATTAAAATAGAAAAGTGTCTTTGTGAAATAAAAGTAGTAGAAACAAATATTAAAGAAATAGAATATAAAAGAAATGAAGCGGTTAAAGAGATGGGCAAACAAAAAGATATTATTTCTTCATTAGATTCCACTTTAGTATTAGAAAGAGATAAAGCAAATTCATTATTTGAAACTGTTAAAAAAATGATAAAGGAAGATTAAAATGATTAGTACAACAGGAACTACAATAGAAAGTTATTTAGAGTGGGTACGCAAAGAATTGGAAAAGAAAGAATATGGCGAGGTCAGTATCAAATTCACCATCACGAGATCGCAAGTTACGGATGTGAGAAAGGAATCAGTTGATACGGAGCACACTCCATTAGTTCCTAAAAAATAAGGGTTTACCTTTATGTAAAAGTAAGTTATAATATTAGTAAGAGGACGATCAACCTTGACCCGTAACCGGGAAAGGCCAAGTGATAGCGTGCATTTGATGCCCGTTCACTTGGCTTTTTTATTTATATAGAATCTAAAGGAGGCTTTAATATGGCAATGACAATTCCTAATTGTAGTGAATTAGAAGTAGCTACAAGAGCAATTACATATGAAGGCAGCAAACTTAAACTTTATACAAATGATGTTACATGGGCTGAAACTTCTACAGTAGGATCAGCAATAGAATGTTCTACTGGCGGTTATACTCAGGTTTCCCTTATTGCTAGTACGTGGTCAATTGCTACGGGCGCGGGCGGAACTACGGAAACTACATATGCTTCTCAAACTATAACATTTACTTCAGCGTGTACTGCATATGGATATATGATTACCAATTCTGCGGGAACGGTTTTATTGGGGGCAGAGGCTTTTTCAGATGGCCCTTATACTATTCCTTCTGGCGGTGGAACTATTTCGGTGGCTATAAATATCCAGTGGGCATAATTGGATAAAGGTAGTATATGATTGATAGATATATTGATCCAGCTGCTACAGGAAGTGCTGATGGCTCTTCTTGGGTAAATGCATATACTACTTTTTCTGCTTGTGAAACGGCAGAGAGAAGAGATTTAGTTTCTTTATCTGAAAATCTTGATATCCATTGGCGTGGAAATTTAACGGCTTTATGGGATTTACTTACAGCCAATTGGACTACAGATTCAACGCATAGAATAAGAATTATTTGTGAAGATCAACATCCTGGATATTGGAGTAGTACCGCCTCTGTAATAGCATCCCGATTGTGGGATGCTTTAATTAATATAACGGTACCTTATACTATAATAAATGGGGGGCAATTTAAA